GCGTTAGCCTTCTGATGAAGTCTTTCGATAAGGTGTTCAATGATCCTCGTATCGGAGAGATAATAATTTGCGATGATGCTTCAAACGATGATGTAAAGCGTCAACTATGGATGATCTGTTCTGATCTTGTGGATAAGCCATTGAGCCTACTTTCAAACAAAGAGAACCTTGGATGTTACCACAACAAGGCGAAGGCTTTGAGTTACGCAAAGTACGACTACGCCATCCTACTCGACAGCGACAACGTTATAGACACGTCGTACCTGGATGCGCTGTTCAGGGTGCCTGAAAACTATTGGGATGGAAAGACAATCCTGGCCCCGGAGTTTGCTCGTCCTGCATTCAGATACCACCAGTTCGCCGCGTCTTACTTCGACAAGAACACGATCAAGCAGCACATACCCACAATGCAGCGCACGCAGTTCGACTGTTTAATCAACTGCGCGAACTACGTTGTGCCGGTAAAAGAGTATCTTCGTGTGTTCGATCCGGACTTCAATCCGTGGACCTGCGACACGGTGTACCAGCTTTACAACTGGCTGAAAGCAGACAACGGAATGTACGTAGTCCCCGGCATGCAGTACGACCACCTGATACACGACGGATCGCACTACAAGGAACACGTTCACAAGGTGCCGGGCCTTTTCGAAGAGATCACACAAAAGATAATGAAGCTATGAGGTACGAATTACAGTTAACATGCTTGGTAATGTCTGCTTTTATGCTGATTGCATTATTGGTTACTTATACATTCAGTTTTCCTAGAATTTGCATTCTATATTCTGTTTTTGTGCCAATGATTGTGGTTATCGGTCACGCAATAATTTTAACTTATCAAGGTAAGATATGATTGATAAAATACAAAAAACAGCACTTATAGCAGGCGTGTCTGGCTTCATTGGGGGTCACATGGCGCGCCGATTGAAGTCAGAAGGTTATTGGGTAAGAGGGGTAGACATCAATCCGCTGCAATACGACACGCCTCTGGATGATTTCATCCAAGGAGATCTTACCGACCATGGCTTTGTTTCCCGCGTAATGTGGGGGCCAGGACAAAGCGAGAAGGGTATGCCTGGATACTTCGACGAGGTATACCAATTCGCTGCTGACATGGGCGGGGCTGGCTACATCTTCACCGGTGAGCACGACGCGAACATAATGCGAAACTCTGCGCTGATAAACTTGAACGTTGCTGACATTGCGGTGAAGAACGGAGTAGGGAAGCTGTTCTACTCTTCTTCGGCTTGCATCTATCCCGGGCACATTCAGGAGGAATCGCACGGAGCGGAACAACCAGGACTGAAAGAATCCGACGCCTACCCTGCTAACCCAGACAGTGAGTACGGTTGGGAGAAGCTGTTCAGCGAGAGGCTGTATCTTTCGTACGCCAGGAACTTCGGGCTTAACGTACGCATCGCCCGCTTCCACAACATATACGGACCGATGGGAACATGGAAAGGCGGGAAGGAGAAGGCTCCGGCGGCGATGATAAGAAAGGCTCTTGATGCTTCTAAAAAGTCAATAGAAACAAACGACTATGCATTTATGGAAGTATGGGGGACTGGAAAACAAACCAGATCATTCCTATACATAGATGATTGCATAGATGCAGTTAGGTTGCTTATGGATTCTAACCATGCCGATCCTATAAACATTGGTAGTGAAGAATCTGTAGAAATAGATCATCTTGCTAGGATAGCACGAGGACTTGTTGGAACGTACGCAGTTACGATAAAATATATAGATGGCCCGGTAGGTGTAAACGGTCGCAACTCAGACAACACACTGATCCGTCAGGTACTCGGATGGGAGCCAAAGTTCTCACTGAAAGAAGGAATGCAATACACTTACAACTGGATAAACACACAATACAATGCTGATTCCCTTTAGACAACTCGCCGAAAAGTACGGCATGAAACCGAAAGGCGTTCTACACGTAGGCGCGCACTTCGGACAGGAGGCGGAAGAATACGCCTTCATCGGATGCAACCGGATGATATTCATCGAGGCCATACCGGATGTTTACGAACAACTCAAGCGTAACCTTGAGCCGTATCTCGATGCCATGGCAATCAACGCCTGCATATCGGATGTGGACGGTGACACAACATGGTTCAACATCGCAAACAACGAGGGCCAAAGCTCGTCTCTGCTTGAACTTGGAACGCACAAGACAGCGCACCCGGAAGTTATGTACACAGACCGTATAGAGGTAACTACAACCCGACTGGATACGCTGTTCAAAGACTTCCCGTTGGAGTGCGATCTACTTAACCTTGACTTGCAAGGGGCCGAACTGATGGCATTGAAAAGCCTCGGCAGCATGCTGTCGGAGTTCAAGTATCTGTACATTGAGGTTAACACCGCGCCGCTTTACGTTGGATGCCCGCTTGTTGGGGAGATTGACGAATACGTTGCATTATTCGGGTTCCTTCCGACTGCGACAAAGATGTTTGATCACTGGGGTTGGGGGGATAAATTTTATACACGCGCATGATACACGCCGTACCCGAAATGTTCAAGCCAAAGATTCGTGTCGAGTATCCACCGGATAACAAACAAATCTTTGAGGAATGGTTCTATGATAACGCTTACAACGATGTTCAAGAGCCATGGATACAACGTCACTACCTTCCGGTGTTTTGGACGAGTTTCCAGGTGAACAACGACTACGGCAATGGGCGCAAGATGGCCGACCTACAGGCGTTCATAGACGGACTCGATCGATCGAAGAAGTACTTCACGATCACGCAGTACGACGACGGGCCGCTAGTTGACTTCAAAGACCTGGACATTAAAGTATTCGGAAGCGGAGGCGGGAGGATTGACTGTCCGATACCGTTGGTGTGCATGCCGCATCCGTACCCGTTCAAGAAAATAAACCATCTCGAACGGAAGTACCTTGCCTGCTTCATTGGATCGATAACACACCCGATGCGACAGCAAATGATCGATGCAATACCATTGGGCCAGAGACACCGGTATTACATAAGCACTAAGCCTCACACGATCGAACAGTTCTGCGAGGTTATGAATGATTCGGTTTTCGCGCTGTGCCCTCGTGGCTACGGTAAAAGCTCTTTCAGAATATGCGAGGCGTTGCAGTACCTTACGATACCATTGTACATATCGGATGAATACATCATTCCAGGTGGATGGACCATACATGGAAAGGCAACTGACTTGCCACTGTTCAGCAGTGATCAGGATTGGATGAATATGTTCCTGCACGAAACGCTTGAAAACATCATGTCTGACAACTCAAAACCGCATGACAGTCTGGTTAATTTGATTGATCGGTCCAGCGAGATATACTTTGATTGGTACACGTACGACGGTCTTAAAAACAACATACTCGAATGGTTGAAGCGTTTATCGTAGCCTGGCAAGAAAGTGAGACGATTCGGTTGACTCTCTCACACTACAACTCGTTCTGCGAGAAGGTGACTCTGTTCGACAACTACTCGACGGACGGTACTCCGGACATCGCACGAGAGATGGGCGCGGAGGTTAAGCAGTTCGGCACTCCGGGGGTTCTGTCCGACGACGACTACCTTACGGTTAAGAACAACTGCTGGAAGAAGTCGAAGGCTCGGTGGGTAGTGGTGTGCGACTCAGACGAGATACTTTGGGATGGGCACGAATTGTACTCCGGCCCAACGACCGGCGATCAGTTGGACATTGCAACGCAAAAAGGCGCTACAATATTCAAGACGATAGGTTTTGATGTTGTATCGCACAGCATGCCGCTGTTAAACTTCCTTGAGATAAAGACAGGGTATCGAAATGAAAACTATTCGAAATCAGTTTGCTTCAATCCACGGGAGATAAAGGAGATAAACTTCAAGTACGGGTGCCACGTGTCAAAACCAATTGGCAATGTGGTTTATGCCGATCGTGAACTGTTTCTGATGCACTATCGTAACATCGGGGGACCGCAGCGCCTTGTCGATCGTCACGCGCTTTACAGGCCACGTATGAGCGAAAAGAACCGACGCTTTGGCCTTGGCTGTCATTATGAATACACGGACGAGCAACGCATAAAGGAATGGGAAGAAAAATACAATGGCTCGGTAGATTTCTTCAAGGCTGGACTTTTGTAATTACCGGCGGAAACACTCAACTAAGCCGTGAGCGAATGAAGCACTGCACGCCGTGCGACAAGCGTAAAGGATTCGTGTGCGGTGTGTGCGGTTGCCCGTTGATCGCTAAAACCAGAGTACGAGACGAAGAGTGCGAGCATCCCGAAGGACGGAAGTGGTAGCATGTCGTGCGGCCGCCTCCGTTTTATCATTTCAGTGATGGCTACATTTGGCCATAATGCGCCGTTCGAAAAAGAAATACAGCCCTTCCGTTTCGTTCATTCCAGCCAACAGCGGGCCGAAAAGCCTTAAACGTGAGAAAGCCGTACCGGAACAGAAGAACTGGTCGGAGGATACAATACGTTACGGAGACGACGACGCGCTGCCATTGCGCATTGCGCAGGCGGTAGAGGACAGCCCGGCCGCATCATCTTGCACCGCAACAGTAGCGCAGTTCATTAAAGGGGCCGGGTTCTCTGATCCTGCGCTGATGGACATTGTAGTGGACGACCAGGGCACCACGCTTTGGGGTCTACACGAATCGCTTTCTGAATGCCTGGCGCTATTCGAGGGGTTCGCGGTCAATCACAAGTACAATCCAACCGGTAAAAAGATCACGCAGGCCTACATGATGGGCTTCGAAGGATGTCGCATGACCATGCCGATAGATGGGTCACCGATGATCACCTCGATAAAGCACAACCCATACTTCGGGACTAATGAGTGGCGCAGGCATTACACAGAATGCTACCCGGTGCACAATCTTCAAACTGTAAAAGAAGAGATCGACGCGGCAGAAGAGAAGAAGAAAGAAGATCCAGACAAATACCGTGGCTACCCTGGACAGGTGTACTACTACGGCAAGACAAGCCCGATACACCGGTTCTACCCGGTACCAGGATACTGGTCAGCAAAGCAGTGGATTTACATCGACGGCAAGATTCAAGACGCACACAGTCATAACCTTGACAATGGGTTCCTGCAATCCGTAATGCTGAAGATAATCGGCGACGCTAACGGATGGTCTACCAATCCAAAGCACATAGACCCATCAACGGGTAAGTCCAGCAAAACAAATGCTGAAGCGTTGGCAGAGGATATGGCCGAAAAATTCTCCGGACGTAAAAAGATGGGCGGCGTAATGGCGTTATGGGGGCTTAATTCTGCTTCGCTGCCAGAGATAGAATCATTCCCTTCTACAGCTAACGCGGACCTTTTCCTAGCACTACAAGACCTAACAACAAAGAACATCACGATAGCCCGCCGGGTGCCTCCAATCCTTTCCAACATATCGGAAGGGGTTTCGCTGGGTTCCGGTGGATCTGAAATACAAAAGGCGGTAGAGCTTATGCAATCACGCGTGACGCCATTCCAGAACGTGTTGATTAACTACTACAACAAGATTCTTTTACCAGGGATGGGTATTCGCGGAGAAGTTCGGATACAAAACTTCCAGCCGGTGACTACTCCGGTAGAAATTGACGACAAATTCTGGGATGTGCTCACGACCGAAGAAAAGCGCGAGTTTATCCGTGCGAATATCCCGGGGATCAAGCTTAGTGCGACAGTCGCCGTTACTCCTGCGCCGGTGCAAGGCGAAGAACCGAAACTCGACGATGAAGGCAATCCAAAACCGGTAGAACCAGTTGCGCCTCCTCCATCTGAGGCTTTCAGCAGCCTTTCACAAGCAAAAATGAATCAATGCCTTACGATTGCGAAAGCATTCATGAAAGGCCGCATAACATACGACTTGGCTAAGGCCAGGATCCTAGCCTTTGGGCTAACTGACGCAGAAGCTGATATGTTTTTACTCACACCTGAAGAAGAAGATGCCGCTGATACCACTACACTACCTTAACGAGGCGTGCTTTCTGTCGGTCAATGAGGACGACAAGAAATACGAGATGTGCCTTAAAATGGCCGAGCGTGACCTTAAGGGGATCGTCGGGAGAGATTATTTTGCGGAGTTGCAGACGCAGTTTACCGCGAGCACGTTCACCACGGACAATGAAAACTTGTATGAGGAAGCGATAAAAGACTACCTAGCCTGGCGGACGTACTTCCACTACCTGAAGTTTGCGAATGTAACCGCAACACCTACAGGAATCAGGACTTTCAACGACGACAACAGCTCACTGGCAGAAGACATCGCAATGTACTCGCTTGAGAAGCACGTGAAGGAACAGTTTGTTACGTATCAGAATGGTATTTCATCATGGATCAAGTTTGTGCGGACAACCAGGACAGACGCATACCCACTGTATGATTCATGCGGTGATCAGCCTGCTAACAACTTTTCAATAACGTCGATAACCGGGAATAACACCTCGCAAATTGACGTTGCTAAATCGATATTCAATAATGAGTAAGAAGGTATCCATCGATCCGGCGCGGCGCGTGCTGCTGCAATTCAGAATCAATCGGGAGGCTACTTTGCCTTTCCGGTTCAGCGAGAATTGCGAGGAGGTGGATATTACAAGTTGGGTATTCCAGCTATTTATTAAACGATACCCGGGGGATAGAAAGAGTATCATATCGCTGACGTTGGGCAGCGGTTTGAGCATTCCTGTATACGAGACCAGTGTACTGGAGGCCTTCTTCACCTCGGACCAAACCAACATACCGGAAGGGCAATACTATTGGGAGCTCTACCGGGTAGACACGAAAGAGACCTGGTTGAACGGGTACGCAAACTTTACCTTTGGCCCTAAAGACGCAAAGCAATGATTACCGTAGAAGTATTAGGACACGAAATAGAGGTCGGCTTCATCGATGGTGTTGCGGTCTCACACAATGGATTATCGTTCAGTGGAACGCATCGAATAGACTTTATCGACAGTAATACGGTCACGTTTCACGTGGAACGGGTCGGGAAGAAGATAACTGTATCGGCTACATCATCCGGCGGGACTGGTGGCGGTGGACTGAATGCCACAGTTTCCGGTGGCGTTGAGCTTGTGCCGGACGCAAATCCGGACCAGCCAGGTAACATCACGATGGGAAGCGTGCTCATACGTGACGTACTTATCCCGGGCGCAGGATTTGGTTCTCAGTGGGGTTCAGATGATTCCCCGATAGGCTTCTTTAGTTGGGTCGGCAGCAACTGGTCGGCGCTTTGGAACGCCACGTCTCTATATTTTAAATCTGCCGCCGGCTTCGGTTTCGAAGGAGAAGGCAGTACGTCACCGGCATGGTTCAATAACCTCGCTGGCGTTGTTATCGGCGGCACCACGATGAACGGGTCTTCCATTCTTCAGCTCATCAGCAACACCAAAGCATTCCTTATAAACGTAGTTTCAAGCTTGGCAGGTGTAAACGCACCGGCGCAGGGTATGATCGTCGGGTCAGTCGAGAAGGATGATCTAATGCTGTATTGGAACAACGTATGGACCGGCATCACCCGGCCGGAGATATTCGTGATCGATGATCAAAACTTAGTTTTAGAAGAGAGGCACCGGAACGCAGTCATTGTTATGACATACAACGGTATCACTTCGGTAACCCCGGAGCTAGGCCTTAGCAAGGGATGGACCGCCTTCTTCTACAAAAAGGACGGGACCAATGACTATATCGACATTGTCGAAGGACCTTACCAGGAGATCAACGCATTCAACATGCGGGTTTACGTCGGAGGCGCCGCGATCATCCACCAGGGATCAGAAGTGTTCCTCGTGTCTGGATCGCTAGGGCCGCTGGTTAGTCAGTCAGCAATCACGGCGGCTATCGCTGCGGCTGAAGCTGCTGCCAAGGCCTATGCAGACGACCTACAGCGCATCCAGGTAGCGTGCTCGGATGAAACAACTGCTATTACGGCCGGCACTGGCAAGGTAGCATTTAGAATGCCATACGCGGCTACACTGGTAGGTGTTCGGGCCAGCCTTACTACTGCTCAGGCGTCTGGTAACATCTTCACGGTAGACATCAACGAAGGCGGCACGTCGGTTCTTTCCACGAAACTCACCATCGACAACACGGAGAAAACCAGCACATCGGCGGTAACTCCTGCTGTAATCTCGGACGCTGCATTGGCAGACGATGCAGAGATAACGATCGACGTGGATCAAATCGGCACAAGTGGTGCAGCAGGGCTTAAAGTAACATTGATTTTCGGATGATTATAAACCCTTACAGATTCTCATCAGGAGGCGGAGAGATAACTCCTGACAATCAGCATATGATTGTAATATTTGGCGAGTCTCTGGCAGCTGGTAATTCCAGTCCAGGAACGACATTGCCAAACGCAACTACGGGAGCTGTATTCCAATATAACAATACATCCGGATTAATTGAGGAAGTCAGTGGAAGCCATATTTTGGGAGAGGTAAACGGGGCGCCATGGATTTCTTACGCCAATTATGTATATGCTCAGACTTTATTAAAAACCATTATAGTAAACTGTGCACAAGGTGGCTCAACAGCGTGGCCAGTAGCAAGCGATCCAACAAATACATGGTATACTTCTGCTACATTATACACTACCATGGTTGCACGGGCTAAGGCAGCAATGGCTTTAAAGAACCTAACCAAGGTAAAAATATACATTGAGCTGGGCGTAAATGATTGCCAGACATCAGCAACTACAACAGCTAACATAGTAACAGGGTATCAATCTTTATACGACAGGCTTACGGTAGATTTTCCTGGGTGTGACATAGTATGGGCGCCAGTTGGATATGTTGATAATACAGCATTCTTCACCGATCCTGGTAACATTGGAAGTGCTAAACAGAGAGTTTGTCGTAAGACTCTGAAAGAATTTCAGCGTGACTACTCTAATTTTTTCCTAGGCCCAACATGCGCAAACCTTTGCCAGAACGGATACAACCAAGCGGCTAACGTTCACTTGAATGACTCCGGTAACATTATTTGGGGTCAAGGATTTGGTAAGTGGTATGTAAATTCAACCCTTACGAAAAGGGCTAGGTTTATCGTCAGCTCCCTATTGGGAGAAATCACAGCTAGGCAAAAGGGCTTAATCGAAACGCTCATTTCAAGCATAGCCGATTGGGATAATTGGGATATTATTCTGCCATGTTTTACGTCAGATCAAAGAGATATATTTACCGACTATGCTGGTATTGTTGCGCCTGTAGATAGGGGGTTACAATCAGGCAGTGCTATAGGTTGGACGAAAGATAAATTCATAAGTGGAGACGGCGTTAATAAAGAAATAGATTCTGGATACAAGTCTACCATAACAGGAGCGGCAGTTGCCACCGCATATTCTACGCAAGACAATGCGTTATTCGCTGTTAAGTTGGTAACGAACCGTTCAACAAATGTTCTGTTTTCTCTATTTGGTGGTGGCACGGCTAGCGGATCTTCTATAGGAACCATATTTTTCAGGCAGAAGGCAAGCGGAGGAGGTATTGAGTGGAGGATCAACACACAAACCACGAATACATACGCCACGGAAGGCGATTTAAAAAACGATAGGATATACGGATTAAAAAGGACTGCTGCGGGTGCATCTGCTTTGATTATCAATTTAACGGAACCACAAACCGTATCGACCGCGTCAACAGGTTCTAGTGATGATAGTGTCGATGTGTGTGACAGAAGCGTATCAGGTACTCCACAGGCAGAATACGGTAACGTAGATATTGGTTGGGTTCTCGCTGGGCCTGGCACACAAAACTACGCATCGGCATTTACAGCTATGGAAACTTTTAGGTTGGCATGGCCTGAGAAGTTGAATTTGAAACTCAATTTCGGGATGAATGGCGCAGCGCCTTCTGTATCTGGATGGAATAACATTTGGGGTGAAAGCAACCCTGACAACGCTGCTGGAACTATAGATTGCAGCCGTTCAAACACTGGCAATAACCTATGGAGCCAATGGTGTAATATCAACGGTACAGGTGTAGGTGTTCGTTCAATCAACACAGGAAACGACACTACAAGCTGGGCGAGAGCTGCGATAAACTCAGGCCAATCAACTGGAAATAACTCAGGGGTTTACCCTGATCTCGTTTTAACATCGTTCTGGTATGTGAACGGGGGTCAAGGTAAGATAGAAATATATGGATTGGATAACGCCAAGACCTATAAAATCACATTGATGGCTTCACGAGATAGTGCCGTCGGTGGTTCTCGGAGATCAATATTTACGGTCAATGGGGTTGCGTTAACTGCTCTTCAGTCGATCGGTAATACGTCGACAACAGTCAATAGAACAGGGGTTTCGCCATCTTCAGGCGTTATAACTGTACTATTGGATAAGGACGACAACTCTCTGGCATATCTGAACGCATTAGTAATCGAGGAAGAATAACATGGTAACATCCCTTCTGCCGGGTCTCTCTTCGAGAGCGTCATACGTAGTCCCTGATCCTGTTCGAACGAACAGCGGTTGGAGGTATGCGGACGCTATAGACGCGGCGGAGATATGGAACGCGAACATCGGTGACTACATCATAGACGGGCCTAACGTTATCATCCAGCGGCCCGGGGGATTGTTTACAGCGATCGACATGAACCCCGTCTTCGGGAACCATAACGTTCCGGTTAGCTGGCCCAACAAGGTTATCATCAAGGGAGGTAACTACGGGTACGTAAAGCTTGAAACGCAGTACTGGAATGGTAATTCCGACACAGAGCGGGTCATAATCACCAATTACGACGGCCAGATAAACTGCGGCGGCTTCAAAACTGCAATAGGTTTTGAGAACACCTGGGGCATGGCCGGGTCAAACTTCTTCCGGGTTACCGGTAAGTATGACGCAGCTTTAAAGACAGGCGACCCTAATTTCAGGGGCCACGACACCGGATATGGTAATAGCGCAGGCAAGTACGGTATTCGCTGTTCAATGAACTGGACCACGATGGAGCAGTTCAACCTGGCTATCGGAGGAACTGACGCCGTTGGAATGGCCAACAACTTCGAAGTAGATTACATTGAGATTTGCGACGGTGGATTTGGGGTATCTCTAAAGTGGGATAACCACCCTGACGAGACCATGACGTATAAGTGGCATGACAACTATCATCACGATTTAGGTGGTGAGGGTGGTTATTTTGGCCAAAATACAAACATCAGTTCTCACCGGATGGAGAACTGCCTTGTTTACAATAACCGCATTATCCGGGTAGCTAACGAAGGCCTTCAGTTTGGTAATTACGGCGATGGGTGTAACGTATATAACAACGTTTTCATCATGTGCGGAAGCCGGTGGAAGTCTCCTTTTAACCCATTCCAGGATAGGTTGACTCAGGCTGATAGCCGAGAAGGGGAGTGGTTCTTCCAGAACAACTTGGCGATAGGTTGCGGTGAGTACTTCGTTGTGCTTTCTGAGGCTCAAGGCGTAAACACGCCACCTGATAACCCGACACTCGGCAAAAACATAAAGGTTCGCAACAACTTATTTTTCGGATGCCGATACGAAGGCATGTACATATTCCCGTCAGTTGACACACTGACCGGGTATGACATAGAGGATAACTGGTTTGCGTACTTCCTTCGCGACACGGCTCCTGCTAACCTTCGTTACTCGTCCGTATACACGGCAAGAACACAGGGCACGCGTATTATCCATAATGCTAATACGACGATGCCGATAAGCATCAAGCGGAACAAGTATCAGTCAGGCATGACGTTGCTGGATGGAGCGAGCGCTAACGTAACATTAGGGACAGGACTTGACGCAAACTCTGCGGTTACAGACCCTATCTGGCCTGCATTCGTTGACCCAGGATTTGAGCCTGCCTACGCTTACCTCGACTTCTCGATGTGGTCTGCCAAAATTGGAGAGGACAGTCGATTCCCAGCAGGAGGGACTAACAAAGGACAAAACAACGTATACAACTTCGGTAACTGGACGATGCACAAATCGGCCATCTACCGTTCTAAAATAGACAACAATTTCGGACATGAGCCCCCCGCCGGTACAAGCGACGCGTTCTGGGAGCTGCAGTTGTTCAACAGCAGCACCACGACGCGTCCTCCGGATGATTACAGACTGAAGGCTTCGGACGTTTACAACTTCCTGGGCATCGGTCTTATCGACAACGAAACGCCCGGAACGCAGGAGATACCGCTGGATCTGACTCTGTTCGATCCGGTGTTCTTTGACGTGACCGTGTTCGACCCGGTTGAAATCCATATTGCGGTTTCGGATGGGCTGAATAATACTGTACGTTTCAACATCGACTACCCTACCAACCTGCTGACGAACGCGCCGCGCATTGTTGGCGTTGGATCATCTACCATGAACGGTGCTGGGGCAGAACCGGAATCAAACGGACTTCCTACTTTGCTTACAAATTGGGTTGACTCAAATAGTGCTGATGGCGTTTTCTATAAAATAGCGAACAGTGGTACATGGTCTAGCATGTACGTTCCGGATGGAACTACTATACAAAGTGATTGGAATAGAAACATAGAGGCGGCAATAGCACTCGATCCTGATATTATCATCATATCACTCCCTTCAAACGATCCATCTTTCAACTCAAACGAGGTTTTTTTAACTAACCTCAAGACCATATTCGACGAGGCAAGGGAGCGAAACATATATTGTTTCATAACTACCACACAGCCCCGTACTGAGTATAGTTCTGAATTGCAACAGATGCTTTACGATGCCGCAGGTTTAATAAAGGCAGAGTTTAAGCAGTACGCGATAGATGTTTTTACGCCTTTGGCTGACCCTTACTCGGCTCAGTTCCCTGCCAGGATAAAGGATATTTACAATAAAGACACGATCCACGTAAATAACGCCGGGCACATCGTCCTGAGGGATACGATAATTACCGCGCTTGAAGCGGTGTTCGTTAATAAGTCGTATCTCAAATACCAGATATTCAGGAGCACAAACGCCGTCACTGGATTTGCTCTATGGAAGGATAACGTCACCCAAAACGACGTTTCTTTCTTCCGGGAAGACGACACCACATACTACTATCGCGTAAGAGCCCAACGCTCCGACACTACATACACCGCGTACTCGAACGTGGTCAGCCTCGATCAGGACCTTTTTGCCGGTGATGTGGTGCAGCGGGTGTTCATCAACTTCGGGAATAGCACACGGCCTGGGCCGGTAGTGGGGTGGAATACCCTGTTGCCATCCGGCGACCAGCCAGACGCGGGCGAAGAGTTCACCGGCATGAAAGATGTCTTGGATGCAGACACCGGAATAGGGGTACGCATAATCGGATCTTTCGCTGGGGTTCGCTCATCCGGTGGACGGGCAAGCGAGGACTACCCTTTAGATGTGATCCGCACGAGCTGGCGGTTGGACGCCACAACGAAGGCTGAAATCGAGTTCTTTGGACTTGACCCGGCCTACTTGTACACTTTCAAGTTCCTATCGTCATTCCAGAACCTCGGGCCGTATTGGTACACTGGATTTGTTTCCGGTGATCGTAGCGCGTACGTGCCTGCCAATGACCCTGTATTGTCTTCTAACGATAGCAAGACGGCTGACCTGTATTCTATGCGCCCGGCTGGTGACGGTACGCTGAGGGTCAAAATAAAGGCATTGCCGTCAGCGGTGATCGGGTTCATGAACACGGTTAAGATTTACAAACTAAACCTGAACAACGCCATACCTGTTGACCTGGCTACATTCACCCCGGTTTTGTTTGAGCCTGTTTCTTTCCGCTCGGGGACTACCAATGGTGTTATTCAGATCAACCTAACCGGCGCGGTGGATTCAGGCCTGGACGATTGGAACGACGTAAATGCCAGCACTACCGAGACCTTCGGTAACATGATCACGTCTGCCCTGGTTAACACTGGCATAGGAATACGGTTCGTAGGTATCGACAACAACAGAACAGACAACGACACGAATTACACGGGGACTACCGAGTTCCCAACAGCAGTTATAAGGTACGGTATCTACCGGTCCGGCAATCCGCCGCCGCAAGTAATCCTTACCAACATCAAGGAAACGAAACGCCTTGACTTCCGGATACTGGCATCGCGCCGGGACACTGACAATATCCAGTCAATCACGATCGGCAGCATTACCCAGGAAATCAACGTCTCGAACAACAAGAACAGCATTTTAGAATTCCTTAACGTAGAGCCGGACGGAAGCGGTGAGATTGCGATGACGATCACCTACGTATCTGGTCCGTCCGTTGGATACACTTATCTCACCGCTATGCGCGTGGAGGTTAAAGACGCTGACGCCAACGTGCCGGTAATACTGCCAGTTACAACTTTTGACGCGGTATTCTTCGATCCTCAGGTTCTTCAGAACAACATAATTTTCGGGCTCACAACATTTGACCCTGTGTTCTTCCAGCCTGTAGTCGCTGAAGCTGGCGGAAGTGCCGCAGTTCTGTCCACCAACCAGGTGTACATTACAGGCACCACGGAGCGGGCGATGATCTACCAGCCGGCAGGTTACAACAGCAACTCGAACACGTATCCGCTGATGATTTACCTCCACGGGGCAGGTAGAACAATCAACACGGTATTAGGTGAAGGCGCTCCGCTCATGATCAATTCAGGGGATACCCTGGATAACGAAATGCTGGTGATAGCTCCCGGGGCACCGTCAGGATTAACCTCATGGGGCATCGTGATCAACGGCCAGATGCGGCCGCTGCACGCGCTGGATTACATGATCGCAAACTACCGGGTCGATACAACACGGGTTTACGTAACCGGTCTTTCCCTCGGTTCCGCCGGTTCATGGCTGATGGCAGCGGCGGCACCTACACGAGTTACGGCGGTTTTCGCGGTAGCTGGAAGTCAGCCTATTGGATACAGCTATGCGTCAATCCGGAATATTCCGGTGTTCTCATTGCACGGATCTACCGACACGACACAGGACCGCGCCAACACCCCGCAGATGGCGTTTGCGATGAACTCACTCAGCCCTGCGCCGAAGTACCCGCCGATCATGATGATAATATGGGGAGCTGGACACAGCGGTACAGTGTGGCACGATAACGCCTACCGTCGGAAAAATAGCCCGGTATCCGGAACGAAAGCCAAATACAACTACAACTGGTGGATGCTGAAATTCAGCAAAGACACTCAGAAGGAGGCATTCGGATTCGTGCAATACGCGGAAAGAACTCAGCTCATTGAGGACTACCTGCAGGCGCTGCCGGTGGTTAACGCGCTGCCGTCGTCGTCTTTCAAAACCGGATTGCTCGGGCAACTGGCCGCGCTGAAGGCTTCGCTGTACGCCCGCATGTTCATCGTTGACCTTGGATCCAGCACTTATCCTAGCGCGTCACCGATAAACAACCTGACCAACATCAACAACGGGCAGGCGGTGAACAACCTGGTGGAATACGACGGGTCTGCTTCAACCGTAGGATTAACTATCATAAACCGGTTTAGCACTTTCAACCCGCAGACAGAGCACAGCGTACGGATGGCGGCGAACTACTTCGGATTGGGTGTAAACTTCAACCGCGACGGTGCCCGCATGCTGACTTCCATCACTAACGGGTCGATGAAGTTCACCGGGCTGAATAACGCCAAATCTTACAAGGTTGTGGTGTACGTCGGTATGGACAACGGAGACGATTTCGCCACCCGTGCGGAAGCATCGGTAACGATCGGGGCCACTACTCAAACCATGTATGCGCAATACAGCGTGTTCCAGGGTATCGTATTCGAGACGGTAACACCCACGGCGGGAGAAATTACCATCGCAGCCCGGGCATCACAGACCCGCGACGCGTGTATCACAGGACTTATTTTAATTGAAAAACCATAATTTATGCCAAGCTATTTAACCAATAAGTACAAGGATCTTACTCTCAATGGAGACATAGATCCCATTGCAGATACCATCAAGATCATGGCATGCAATCAGTTCACAGTGAACGTGGCAACACAGGACTTTATCAACTCTGTTTCTGCGAACCAGATCACCGCGACGGGTTACACCGCCGGTGGCCAGACGCTCACTAGTAAGGTGATCACCAGGGACAACACCGACAACCGGGTGTACTTTGACTTTGCGAACCCTTCCTGGACGATCACAGGCACAATGACAGCGCAGACGTTTGTGATCTACAAAGACACTGGCACGCCTGCGACATCTCCGATCATGGCCATAATTGACACCGGAGCGCCACAGTCACGGACAGATGCAGACTTTGTTTTGCAGCTAAACGCTAAGGGAATATTCGGTATCTGATGGCCCAGCCGGATTCCCTAAAGGCTCTTGTCGAGGTTCTCCATAAGGTTCCTTACAGCTATTGGGCTGAAAAGGAGCCGTGGAAGATTATCATTATGTGCTGGACGGTGCTTAACCTTCACGCTTTAGAACCGGCAATATTGATCCTCTGTTTGAAGTTCCCAGGTATGGCCAACTGGTTTCGGAGACTGGCGGAGGACAGCGACGACAAGCCTAATTTAGTGGATGCCATCCGCGTCATCATGATTCTGCTAGTGTTATGGGCCGGTCGAGGCTTCGTAATCTGCGGGGTGTGGTGGTGTATTTTTCAGGAAAACCAGGGTGCTTTGATGGGAGTCCTCGCGGGCTTCATTGCAGCATTGCTAGGGAGTGCTATATTTACAGGGAACAAACATCAACAACATGTCGAAGACAAAAGCAAAAACCGAAGACAAGCCAAAGAACCCGCCAGATAAACCACCGGGAGGCAAAAAGTCAAAGTAATGAGGGGTAATACAATACTCCTTTTGTTGTTCCTCTCCCACCTTGTCATGGTGGCTTACTGCCTTTTTCCTGACGGGCCGGAGGGGAACCCTTTTCCTTTTAGCGATCAGATGATCACGGTTGAATCTTACGTGTATTACCTTCAGGAACACGTGAGCCGGTCGCTTATTATCTTCGCACTATTGCTGGCAATGCCAGAAAACAAGCGTATGATGTGGGTATTTCTTGCCCTTGAATCAGTAACGTTAATTGATTACGTTGTACGCTACAATGAGGACATACTCGTGCCTAACTTTAACATCGACACCATCAAGCTGGTGGTATACGGCACGCTTATTTTCTCTGCAATGAAAGGTAATAATAAACGGTTATATGGGGAACCAACGTGAACAACTTGTATCTCGGGCTATTGATAGGTTTTGTTTTGGCTTCATGTCTCTGGTTTCCGGGGTTCATATTAGCTTACCGCCGGGTCATCCGTCGAAAGATGGAGGAGATAGACGAACTCAAACGAGTGCACCAGGCGGAGTTCGCGGATATGATTCACAGGATGAATCACGAGGGACCGATAAAGGAAGGTTCAAGCGCGCATGGGCTGACGTATCTTATTTTGTGGGCAATCGACAATTCTTTGATTCTCTTAGAAGCTCTCTACAAGAAGCAGGATTGGAATACAATGGAAGCTATTTCGAATCTGCGCGGCATCGCCATGGTGGAGCTACAGATGTTACACCAAAAGCTGGGAGACTTCCTGGAATCTAAACGAAACGTATTAAGGGACTTTAACGGGCATCAAGGGTATGAGTAAGGTAGTAGAAGTGGCAAAGAAGTACCTCGGGCAAAGCGAGATTGAGGGAAACGTATTCACAGAGGCAACGGAACTCGGCCGCCGGTTGAAGGCGTCGGGGCATAAGGATGGCGAGGCGTGGTGCGCATACTTCGCGGAGTCTGTATTCTGCGAGGCGTTCCCGGAAAAGGAAACTGGCCTTCGGAAAACTTTTAGCGCCGGTGCGGTAAAAACATTGGACAACTTCCGCGCTGCTGGGTATACGATATTCGACAAGCCAAGCATAGGCGCACTGGTTATCTGGCAGCGATACAAGAACGGAGAGGCAAGCTGGCAAGGCCACGCAGGGATAGTCATTGAACTGCTCGACGGCGGCGCATTCCTCACGATCGAAGGGAATACAAACACGGCAGGATCGCCAGAAGGCACAAGTGTGGAAATTAAAACCCGAAGCACAAAGCGGGTAAATACGGGATTGAATGTGTACGGCTTCGTCCGTCCATAATAAAAGAACCCCTCCGTGAGCCCTAACGCTTAAACCGAGCGCCAGACGGAGGGGTTAATTTCCTTTCCGGGGATACGGTATAACCCCGGACGGCGCGAATGTATAAAATATTATGCCAATTTAAAACATCATCGGGGCAGAAGCGTACTGATTAAACCGCTTTTCTGCGGTTGATACATACTCCGGATCAATCTCACATGACCAAAAGTCGCATTTCATATCGTGCGCCGCGATCCGTGACGACCCGCTGCCCAGGTGTGTGTCGAGTATCTTGAACCCTGGCTGGGCGTAATTTTTGAAAATCCACCGGTATAGTTGGATAGGCTTCTGAGTTGGGTGTTGTTTGCCTCCGTCCATATTTTGAGGGCGCATCCTGAACATTCGAGCTACTGAATCTAAAGATGTCCACGCAAGTTCGCATTCAGCAAAATCCCTGTCGTCATTCTTTTTATCCCATATAAGAAAACACTTCGTTGGTGGGAGATCGAAATAGTTACCTCCCCAAATTATCTGTTCTTTTGATACGCGCTGCAATTCATCGAAGTATTCGTCATCCGGTATCGAACTGTCCCATTCCTTACCTGCTGAATACTTCTTTCTCTTTCCTTTTCCAAGGGTCATTTTACCAGCACCAATACCGTAAGGTGGATCTACACACGCGAGGTCAAAGAACTTATCCGGGAATTGTCGCATGTATTCCATGCAGTCCATGTTTACGAGTTCGCTGTGCATTACTTAAAGTTAAATAAAATTTGACTACTTTCGTGATATGAAAAGAAAAATATTCTGGATTGCCGCTACCATCATGGTTTTAACCGCAACAGTAGTATGGAAATGTGCTGATAAGCGTTACTTCGATAATCAAGTTGAACAACTAAAAAAGGAAGTCAATCGTAAACGCCGTGTTCTTGATAGCCTGGAGGCGCTACACGATACTTTCCGCGAGAAGATGAAGCAAGACACGGCTAAAGATTCGGATGCGCGTAAAGCGCTTAAAACGCGAATCTCGGCTTTGGAGGGTAAACTCCGGAGAATCACACTTGCGAATGCTACTCCGCGCCAGTTGGACAGCGTGCGGGTGATCATAGCACCGCAACAATCTGATTCCCTGTACTGCCTTCCGATCGAATCTGCCCGGGTTATCATGGCGGACGCGGTGAGCAAGCGGGTGCAGGACACGCTTCTCGTTGAGAACGCCGCGCTAATCGGAAACCTAAACCACGAGAACGGATACTTAAAGGCAGCTTTCGGAAAGAACGACACGCTCTGGCAGGCCCGGTACGACACGCTATCCTCCATCACCGATTCCAAAGAACTCATAATCCAAACGTACGAGAAGAAAGAACGCCGCGCAGCTTTCAAAACCTGGATCGAGAAAGTAGGCGCTGTAGCTGCGGGCGTGCTTATCGGATTGCTCATTTCGAATTAACGCCCCGGGGCGGTTAGTTTTTTCAATTCTTCGATTTCTTTCAAAAGAGGGATCACTTGCTTTACCATACATCTGGCGTATCCTACAAACTCACCATGTAACCAGCATCCACCGTATGGCCCTTTCTCGTTCATTTTCTCAGAAGGCGGGGCGTATTTAGCTATCGCCTCCCACTCCTCCGGGCTGAAAATTGGTGTCGTCATATTTGGCTTGTATGTACCCGGTTAATCCGTCCTTCTTACCTTCTTTGTATCCGGCCTTGTGGCCTTCCTCTCTGGCGCTCTGGATGGCCACAAGGGCGGCTTCGTCCTGATATTCTTTTAGGAGGTCGGAAAAAACCCCAAATGTGCATCGATGCCAGTCTTTACCATCACCTACTTTATAGCCGTACTTCTTCGCCACCTGTTCTTTCGCTTGTTGTAGTAACTCCTCGTTGGTCATGGCTTAATCTTTACAAGGTTTTCAGGCATCACTTTGAATACGTTACCGGCGGCGTCGGCGACCATGTAGAAGTCTCCAACTTCCTCCTGACCACAAATCAGTATAGGTCCGCGAACTCGGTCTAATACCGTTACCTCCATGTTTTGATTGGTGCGTGGAATAGTAACGACCATTTTCTTTTCAACTAAATAATGTTGCATACTTTTAAATCCAGGGTTACGCCCTGGGCGGGTTAGTTAATCTTCAATTTCTGTTTTAGGTACGTCTACTATTACCATGTCACCGACGGTTATTCGGAACTGATCACCTGAGTATTCTCCTCCTATGGCCCTTTCTTCAGGTGGCCATAGGAACCAAAGCTTCCATCCAGTGACACGGCAACACGAAAGGTGATACGCGTAATTGTCGCTGATCTTGTAGTCTACTCCGTTCACTTGAACGACGACGTCATGGTATGATAGGTATTTCATAAAAGTCTGTTTAACTCCTCCTGTGTCAGTGTCGGGTGCTTCTCCCGGAGTTCTGCGATCCGGCGGGACTTCGCCTCTTCGAGTTCAATCTGTCGCGCTTCGTACTCTTCTATCGTGGTAGATGGGTGCAGCACCGGGCCGCCTACGTCCTTTCCGAAGAACATCTTACGGCGCTGTTCGATCTTCTCTTCCCGGGATAAATCGGTGTTACCGATCTTCTTCACCTGTTCGAGCCATTGTTCCAGGTACGGCGCGTACTCATCGGGGGTCAGAACCTTGCCCGATGTGGCCGCCTGTTCGGTTCTAGCCGCCATTGTCGTGTACCTGTCTTTGTGCTGGTTCAGCCACCGGGCGATTACACGCGCATTCAAGCCCGTGAACTCCGTGTCGTGGATAACCCCGTTCTCGATTATTTTCTGTTTGTCTGCATCCGGGATCAATGGGTACTGGTCAGCGACCCTACAGAGCACGTCCAGTAGGGCGCTAATCTCTTTTCTCGGTTCAGGCATATCATTCAACGCCTGCAACTGATTAAGCCCGCACAAGCGTTTTAAATCGGTCAGTAGCTGTTTGAAAAATTCTCTCATAGGTCGTCCATTTTTACGTGTTGAGATTTCTTAGTTGTGTTGGTACAGAATTTTCGGAAAGCGTTGTAAAGGTGCCGGTCGTCATCAAAAACGCCAGCAGGGTTTGCCGCCATGAAGTCGTCGAACTGTGTCCACCCGGCGCGTGTGATCTCTTCGAGCTGGGCCATGTCGTCGAAGTATGCAGCCAAGTCGTAAACGATCTTAACTGAATCGCCAGCGTACACTTTTTTAACTGAAACCCTCGACTCCTTTTTCTTTCCAAATACAATTACATCTTCAATTTCATTTTCATATTCAATTTCATTTTCAGAGTTTGCTTGTGTTTTTGCTTCATCTTTTGCTAAAGCAATTTCTTTTACCTTCTTCTGTGTACTCTCTCCTCCCTTTCTTCCTGACTTAGAACGGTTTACGCTTACTTCATTATCGTGAACCATACGCTTTTGAACCAAAAATTCATCTTCAATGTGCATAACTTTCTCGGCCAAAAGTTCTTGCAGCGCGGCGTAAACCTCTTCACGTGTATAAGGCAAATTCTTAGCAACCTGTGAAGCAAAATTTAAAACTTGCTCGGTGCTTTGCTTGTACTTTTGCTTTAGCAAAATCTTTCCATATGGGTCCGACTTGTGCATAAGGCACATTATTCGAACGAATACGCCAGTCGCTGACGCGCTGCACTCGGCAAGTTTCTCGTCTGTCATGAAGTCCTGCACGTACAGCGGTAGGTATGGTTGGTCGCGCAGTGCCATCAGGATAGGTTGTTTATGACTCTATCCATCCTCAAACATTCCATCAACCACTTCTTTTCAAAAGGATCATCGTGATCAGGCAGGTTACTGAATCGACACTTACCACATAAAACTTCAAACAAAACTTCAGAGTAGTTCCATATTTTACGGTGTGTAAATAGATGGATATGAACTGCTTCTAAATGTTTGTCGCTTCCGCACTTATTACATTTGCAAAGCGAAGACATGATAATGTAAGACCGTATCGCCTTCCACCTTTCGTCTGACCGTTGGTCTTCGTAATCATGAATTATTTTTAAGTCGCTGGTTAGCATGCTTATAAAATAAAAAAGCCGGGCGTCTGTGGTACGAGACACCCGGCTAGGTTAATGATAACCCAAACCCAGAACCATCAGTACCACGTGATCGTTCCGGAGATACAAATGTAGCAATTTTATTTTACAATCAAAGCATGTGCATTGTATAGTTGAACTCGGCTTCGATTATTTTGGTCTCTCGGAGTTGTGCGTTTAGCTTTTGGTACTCGTCGAGCTTGTCTTGTTTGATGTCTTCGTCTAACCGCATGTCGCGGGCGAGGTTACGCATCTTCTTTTGTATGCGGAGCTTTCGCATGTTGAGCGCGTCGCAGGAGTCTTTAAGGTTTGCCTTAGTTCTCCCGGGGTTCTGCTTGTCGGCTAGTGTGAGAGGATTCTCCATATCACGAACGTTACAAGTAGAACCATTGAAACGATAGCGCCAGCAAGCCGGGGACCGAAGTCCGGGTTGTCGTGGTCTTGAAACTGTTCTTCCGGTGTCATAGCTTTAGCTTGTTACTTCTTCATAAATCGCATAGTCAAAAAACCATGGGCACGCTGGCCCTCGATTCACTACCATATCGTCTGCGCTTTTCTTAGCATCTTCATACGACGAAAACTCCTCTTTTAACCCGTTGGAGCCTTTATCAACGTGCGGGTTTTTGTGGCTGTTACGCCAAACAATTATATATCCCATGCTAAAATTTTTCAGTTAAGTAAGCGTACGAAGTTGCGATGGTAATGAAAAGCACGACCGATATTATCAGTCCTGCCAACAGGGCGCGGGTTATTCTGTTGCGGTGGTAGCGGGAGACTTCTTTACTTGTAAGCATTCTTCGATGTATTTAAGTTTTTCAAGCTTCTCTTTTACGGCGGCTGTGATCTTCTTTGCGATCAGGTCGAACGCCTGCGCCTCTGGCTTTATGATGATGTGAGTCATACGATACGGCTCTGGGTATCGCGGGTCGTACGTGATGAAGTGGCAACGCTGCCTGGTCGTGAAGAACAGGTTGCTCATGCACTGCCAGTAGTACTCCGCGCTGTAACGTTTCAAGTCCCACTGGTCAGTAAGTTCCAGGTAATCAATCTGCTTCTCAAGTGTCCATGGGCACTTTACCTCAAGCAGATCCTCATCACCGATATACCGGTCCGGGCTGCCTCCTGCGTGGTCACCGAAAGGCACGAAGCCTACCTCTTCGCATACAAGTCCGGTTTGTTTCTCGAAGTACTCGACCGCTTCCGGCTCCATCTCCGTGCCGCGCACCATTGGAAAGGCGTACGAGTTTTCCTTTGTTGTGCCCGTCAACACTTCCGCAACCTTGATTTGTATGTATGTCTTCGCGGCATCGCTCAATATGTCCGGCGACTCGATCCACTTCACGCCAGAGCCTTCGCCTTTCTTCGGCCGGTTCTTTAGTTCCTCCGGAGTCATGAGACGGTAACCGGGACTCATTAGGTTGTGTATCTCTGAAGACGTGAACCGCCCGCGCCGTATATCATCCCATGCATCGCTTCCTTGCTGTATAAGGTACTGCTGCGCCTTATCAGGATCGGAGAGGCTGGAAAAGAAGTCGCTCATAAGTGTTTAAATTTAGGGTTCTTCGAAAGAACAGCACACCCCGCAATACCTCCAATTAACCACCAAAGACATGCAATACACCAGAATCCTTCTGAATTAAAAGTATCCTTATAGTCTATTGAAAATCCGGATATTAAAACAGTTCCCCATACCACATAATGCGGTATGAAAAGAATGAACAGTATCAACATTATGTATTTCATTTTGAAATTTCAGTTAGTTTCTTTCTTGCCGCGCCAATCGCCGCGACGTACACTTTTGCTGTTCTGTCTACTGCCCAGTTGTCGGGGTCCATGGCGGACTTCTGCGGGTCGGTTTGTGGTACTTTGTTGTAAAGCTCCATGTACTGTTGATGGAGTTTGTCAACGTCCAGTTCAGGGAGCCTACCGTCGATGTCCTGATCCGCTGTAGTGATGCCAAGCGCTCCTTCGAGTGTTGTCCTGCGGGCGAATGTTATCGCGCTACGTTGGCCTTGTATTGCGTTCTTTGATCCTGACATATCCGCATCCACGTCCATGTCTGTTTCTGTGCTATGACCTCCGATGTGTGATAGTATGCAGGTTACCCGCGTCTTTCCGTTGCCCGGGTATGAGTGCTTCCATGTACGAGTGAAGCCGTACTTAACCAGTAGGTGCTTAACCTGACGGTGGATGTCTTCTAGTGGCGCATAGTTGTATGAAGTCTTCCCCATCTTGGTATCAAACTCAACTTTCTTATTCTTCCGTATCTCCGGGCACTCCTCTTGGAACTTAGCTAGGGCCGCTGTGAATGCATTCTTCGCCACGTCCTTATCGTACTCGCGCTTCATGTTCATCAATCGTTCCAGCGCTTCTATTGAGGCTCCCGAGGTCACCGCGTTGGCGATCATGTCCATGTAGGAAGTTGGAACCAGAGAGTCGGGGGTCGATACCTTGACCGCCCCCGTAGTATGTATGGACTCCATTACTCTGTTGCTTTTTGAATGATTTCACGCATTTCTTTTGCGAGGCGCAATATCCCTTTTTCGGTCATGCCATCACTAGCACCGTATTCAAGGTCTTTTACCTTTTCTTCTAGGAACTCAAGCATGGCTGGAGATGAGGCAATTAGCTTTGCATTTGCATCACTAAAAATAGTGCTTCTCCTGATTACGCATACTATTGTACCGTTACCGTTGTCATCGCACCTGATAAACGTATCGTCCATTTTCTCCACTCTCCATGGACCTGGTGTGTGTTTTGTTTGTGACATATTTTTTGGGTTTAAGTTTTGTTCCGGCTTCTTGAATTGAAGCACTCCTGAATCTTTATTTTCCATCGCGTTTGTCTTTACAGTATTGAATTACCCTTTCTTTGATGCTTGATTGCTGGTACTTTGGATTCGCCCCATCATTTACATCGATTAGTGCTACTTCTTCGCCTGCGCTTAGGACTTCGGACCAAAGATGGACATCTGTTATATGGCCTATTGCACAGCGCGGGCCACCATATTTACCTAGTCTAGTTATCCACATGCTATCTGGGATAGCACTGTACACCTCGATAAGTTTATCGAAGATGTTAACTCCTGAATCTGGGCTTGTGTCTTTCATGTTAAAACTGTTTACGTGTGTAGATTTCCTGTATTGATTGTGCTGTCTCTACCGCGATTTGTGCGATTAAAACAGCCTTCGTTGCGGCAGGCATGTAGATTTGCCCATATACCTGCGCCATTCGCATAGCTCCGGTGTTGGCAGCCATCGCGACGAAAGCCGGACGCGCTCGCCTGAAATTCCACCACTGCCACGCCTTCTTGAACTCCTGCGAATATTTATGTTTAGAGCCTTTGGCCAACATTCTGATGGCCTTATGGGCTTTTCTGAAACTACTCATTAGGAAGGTTAATTGCTTCTATAAACTCATTCACGTACTCGTCTTTAAACGCTTGACGTACTGTATCGGGATAGCATCCGTCAAGGTCTAGTACTTCAATCCATACAGAGTCGAGGTTGTCTTCTCCGTTTGCTTGCTCGTCTTTGGTGTAGGTAACGATACCGTGGCCGATTACCTCGCCGTCTTCGTTGTGCTTGTCTACTACTAATGTTAATTCGATCATACTGGGTTTGTTTTTAAAGGTTAAAGTAATTCGAAAGTGTCGTCGAATGGGTAGAGGTAATCGCCGTCTACGTCAAGCGCAATGTCACCGGCTGCGTCTCTGCGGATGGTTATCTCACCTTCCCGAATCACCGGCACATCAGCCCCGTCGATGTTTCGCTCAATTGTGTATCTGGCGTTTACCGTCTGGTTAATGTAGTCTGCGTATTTCATGTCTGTGTTTGTTATCTGATGTAAATATACGCAAATAAAATTCTATTGTTCACGATTGTTAATAAATTTTATTTATTTCTTTTTGCTTGACTTTGTAAAATTTTATTGTACCTTTGATTCGTGGTTGCCAGACGGGTGATCGATTCAGTTAACGTAGATAGATTTCAGCCCGGGTTTACTTTGATCGGTTTCCCGGGCGCACGGAGCAGTCACTTACTGGAACCCATGATGAAAATTGTTCTCGACAGAAACGAAGGTGCACACAACAGGCGGGATCGAGCGCCTGGCATGCAGGATTGGGCAGTAGTCTCGGGAAGGTGACCGTGGGGAAAGCCTCCAACAGTTCCACGTTAAGGCACAGGGAGGTGGGCACCTGGGAAGACAGGCGTAGACCAAAGCGTTATAAGAGGAGACAGCGTGGAAAGACCCGCAAACATCACGGGGCACCGGCAACCCCGCAACAACCGGTACTTGGGGAAAGAGCGGGGTACTCTTTGGTGCAGCTAACGTACGATAAACTGCATACGGCACGACCGGGGATCTTCTTAGCGGTTGATTCAACGAGTGTAAAAAGGAATAGTCCTTTGGTCCGGATCGATGCCGGATTTCTCCACAATAGAATCTAAAGTGCTTTACACTAACCCCCCGCAGTCAGATCGCTCGGGTTTATACAAATGGGGCATGGAAGATTCGGAGGACGGCCCGTTGCAGCGGTGCCGGTTCTTTCAAAGAGTAAGGGGAGTTGGTTACCGGTTCGAGTCCGGTCGCGGCAGTGCCGTAGTAGCTCAAATGGTAGAGCGGCCCCGCGTTATAAAATGCCCCCGGGCGGTTACGTGTAACCGTAAAGTATGCGGCTAATCCGGCGATACCTAGATGAAACCGCCCGGGGTAATGTACCCCGGGCATTTATGGAGAAGAAGATTTTATGGGAAGAAGAAGAGCATCAGAGCATTTAAAACCAGGAGAGGAGCGGGAGTTGAAAGGACTTGCGAAGGACAATCCATGGCAGTACAAGAACAACCTGGTGCGGATGCAGCGGAGGGATAAGGTCGAGTACGAGATAGAGATCGTAAGGCGGGACAACAAGGTTTACTTCAAGCGAAATGGCTAAGGATGATAAGCTCTGGAAGGCGTTCAGTGAGTTTATACGTTTGCGGGATTCTGACGACAAAGGGTTTTGTAAGTGCATTACTTGCGGAGGAATACGGTTCTGGCGCGATCTTGATTGCGGACACGGAGTCCCTCGACAACACCGAGCTACTAAGTTCAATGAGCAAAATAACCATGCTCAATGCAAACGATGTAACGGGTTCGAAGGAGGAAAGCGAGAGGTATACAAACAGGAGGTCGATAAGAGATATGGCCCTGGCACATGGGATCGCATGCTCATTATGTCTCGCACTACATGCAAGCGTGGCCAGTTCGAGATCGACGCTCTTACGAAGCATTACAAGGCGGAGGCCGAAAGGCTGAAGAGAGAGAAAGGACTTTAGTTTTCATTGAGAGGGTGACTGATTAGCCGGGCTACAGCGGCTGTAAAGATCTGAAGGCCACCCGGGGAGCGGTGTTAAGAAAGAGGTACATCGTAGCCCCCGGGTTTTTTGAATAGGTGGTGGAATTGGTTAGACACTATAAGGTAGTTACCTGAACGGTTCATGTGGTCCTGGATAATGGGCCATCCTCGACCGAGAGCCTGGCGTAAAAGTTGAGGTCTAAGGTCGCATACAGGTTCGAAGCCTGTCCTATTCTCGAACATAAACCCAGAATTTATGCACTACAGACTATCAACAAACCTACAGTACGCGAAGACAGCGTGCGCTCGTAACGTACCAAAGTCCGAGGCCACCACCTCCCGTATGTCGGTCACCTGCGAGACGTGCCTTAGATACATTCAAGAGAAAGGAGGGAAGAATGGATAATCCCAATACTTCAAAAATATTGTATGAATATGGCATACGATCATACATAGTAGAAGGTGTAAAGATCCATAAAAACAAAGATGGATATGCGTATGTTCCTGTGAACATGGAGATATGGCACGCCCTCCGCGCCTACCAGGACGAGCAGAGAAAGAAGGGGGTGCCGATCATGTCAGTTCCAGGCTGGCGCGATCGTGACTACGACTTCAAGGAAACAAACTACACGTTTGCAATCCACACCAATGATCCATGTATGAGGTGTGTGGTTTATAATTGCGAAGAACCAGGCCCGCGTACACCTTTTACGCATGACCTTAAAGTAGTAGGCCGTTTCACCAACTTCCGCTGGAGGGATGGATACCCGAAAGAAACTCAAAAACAAACAATATGACATTCAAAACAATCCTCGCAACACTTATCTTAGCGATCGTAATGACATCCGTAACGTACGCTGGCCTGAGCCTTTTGGGTTTGGTATGCTGGAATTTCGGTAACAAGCTGCTGTTCTTCCTGGTTTCGACCGTATCGATCAGCGCGGTAGGACTCGGCATTAAGTGGATAGACGACCGTTTATGATGCGCCAGCTAGACCCCATGAAAGGCCATCTCTCCCATCGAAAGAACGGAGACGGCACCAAGACATGCAAGCGGTGCGAGACGCCACAGCCGGTGAACATCTTCGTTCTACCCGGTCTAGGCCATCGAGAAAGCCCTTACTGCCCTGAATGCAGGAAGGTGGAATCAAGTTTAAACAACGAAAGACGTAAAGAACGCCAGAAGCGTTTCCCTTATTAGATGGCAGGTAGACCAAAGGCAATAGAAAGCCCTGAGGCATTAGAACGCCTTTTTGAAGAGTACAAGACTTGGATAAAGGAAAACCCTTACATGGTTCATGACTTTGTAGGGAAGGATGCAGAGGAGGTAGAGAGGAGAAAGCAGCGCCCATTATCATGGGTCGGGTTCGAAGGGTTCCTGGCACGTAACAAAATACTCGTCCATTTGGGCAATTACGAACAAAATACGGATGGCGCCTACACAGAATACCTGCCGATCATACGCGCACTTAAGAAGGAATGCAGCTCCGACATCATTGAAGGGGCGATGGCCGGCGTCTACAATGCTAACCTAGCGGCCCGCCTTGAAGGTTTGGCCGACAAGAAAGAACTGGAAGGGAACTTAAACATAACGCCGATAACCGGCATGGAGATAAAATGATCGCAATCGTAATTTACTGCTTCGTATGCTACTGCGTCGGAGTACTGGTCGGGATTAAAATTCATAAAGTTCTAAGCAAATGACAATACTACTAACATCCGCACTCGTGTTCGGTGCTTTGCTGATCGGTTCAGCCTTCACCGCAATCTTGAAAACTGTCAACGGGGACTGGCCGGAGCCGGGGGAGTGATGAAGTACGTCCCCCATCAGGAATACGTAAACGCGCCATACATGTGGCAGGACTGGACCACTCTGGCAACCGGCGCGATCATGGTATTCTTCTTCGATTTCGATAAGTGTATTGACTGTTACACAGTGATTTAGCATGGATAAAGAAAGCGCATACTTACTTCAAAAGGTCGATTGCAACTGCAACGACTGCGCATTCATGGTCCGCGACTTTGAAAAGTTGAGGTCGTTCGATCACCTTTACAAAGGCAACGAAAAGGCAAGCTGGCGAACGCATTACGGTAACTGTACAAAGTTCGATAAGCCGGTAAGCTTCCAGCCAGGTGTATGCCAGATCGATACGCAGGAATGCTTTAAACACAGAAAGGATGATTGATTGCGAATTTCATAATTCACTCCCGAACCGAGACAGCCTCGCTTCAATAAAACGTGTCAATCTTTGAAAATATGGCAGTTCATAAATCAACATGGCGACCTAAACCACCTACGATCATCCATCTGCATGGATCAGGTAACTTCTACGTACCTGGTCGTCGCGTATCGGTATTGGACGTGATGATGTGGAAGATGTACGGAACGCCGTCGCCATATATCATCGAGGCTCCGAAGCCAACCCTGCGAGAATGGACGTTAGTTAAACCAGCATCGCAACGAATGAAGGAGAATCCAGGAATGGTTATACGCTGGTGAAGATCAGTTTCAACACCCACGGGAACGAGAAGCAGAAGGAGGTGTGCAGGCATTGGCTTGACCCGACGGTGTCGGATATTGTCTACGGAGGCAGCAAGGGGTCGGGAAAGTCGTACCTCGGATGCTCGCTGATATTCGGGGATGCGCTCATGTATCCCGGCACGATGTACTTCATTGCCAGAAAGAAGCTGAACGACCTTCGTAAGTTTACGATCCCTTCTATCTACGAGGTATTCAAGCATTGGGGCCTGGATGATCGTTATTTCAAGTTCAACGCGCAGGACAACTTCTTTACCCTTTATAACGGCTCTAAGGTCTTTCTACTCGAGGCATCGTACCAACCATCTGATCCACTGTACACAAGGTTTGGATCGATGCAGATGACTAGGGGATGGGCAGAGGAGGCAGGGGAGTTCGACGAGGCGGCGATCAACAACCTGTCGGCATCGATCGGAAGGTGGATGAATGACATTTATAACCTGGTCGGTAAGTTCCTTCAGACCTGCAACCCGGCTAAGAACTACCTCTACCGCAAGTACTACAAGCCATTCAAGGAAGGCGTTCTCGATCTGTGGCGCCGATTCGTACAAGCCCTGCCGCACGATAACAAGATGTTGCCCGCGGGCTATATTGACCACCTGAACCGCACGCTGTCCATTAACGAGAAGGAACGACTACTCAAAGGGAATTGGGAATACGACGACGACCCGGCCACGATGTGCGAGTACACGAACATCCTGGACATCTTCACCAACCAGCACGTTGCGGATGGGACAGGATACATCAGCGCAGACATCGCCCGCATGGGTAAGGATCACACGATCATACGTGTGTGGTCCGGATGGCGCTGCATCAAGCGGGTGGTCATGTCGAAGGCGTCAGTCGTGGAAGTTGCGACGCGGATACGTGAGATGGCGAACTCCTACCAGATCCCCATGTCGCGCACGATCGTGGACGAGGACGGCGTCGGAGGGGGCGTAAAGGACATCCTAAATTGCACCGGGTTCATCGCGAACTCATTGCCTCTCCTGACCTACGAACGCGATGCCCAGGGCACGACGATGCGGGCGAACTTCGATATGCTGAAGTCTCAATGCGCGTTCAAGCTAGCCGACATCATCAATTCAGCCGGGCTTTACGACCCGCAGGAAGGGGCTATCCGCGATAAGATAACCCTCGAACTCGAACAGCTAAAGCAGAAAGCGGTAGACACCGACATGAAGAAGGGGATCATCAAAAAGGATATTATGAAAGAAATGCTCGGCCACTCCCCCGACGATTTGGATACGTACATAATGCGCGCTTACTTTGACGTGCTTTTATCCACAACCCCGCAGGGGGCACCGAGTATGCAGGTATTTTAAACACACTACACTATGATAGGTCAACGAGTAAAATTTAAGGTTCCTTATTATGAAGGCAGTAAAGAATATAATTCTTTGACTGGCCGCATAATTGACAAAGTAAAGGATCAAGGGTCGATTCTTTCATATGCCCATGGTCAAGAAAAGTGGCATATACACGTTGTAGATAAATATTTAATTCAGGTGGATGTACCACTCGAGAATAATATTACGAATGTGCATTTAGTTCGTCCGTCAGATATACAAGAATTATATGCAACATTTTAACATACGCTTAGGCAAGAATATCAAGACGGTATCGATCCCCACTCGGTGGGAGGAGGTGACCTTTCGGCAACTCATGGCGATAAACGAGGCCAACGACGACTGGTTGAAGATCTTCGGGGTGTTCCTGGACGAACCGGCTGAGTTGATCGGTAATGCTCGGGTAGATAACGGTGGCCTTGACGAGCTTCTGATCTGCCTTTCGTTCCTGACCTCGACTGAGATACCGAAGGTGCTACCTACTTCGATCATGGGTTACGACCTGCCGAAGGATCTGGGGTTCGAAACGATTGGGCAGTACCAGTACATCCGGGAGGACGTAGCCGCAAGCGCAAGCATGACGCCTATCGAGCAGATGCGAAGATACGCTTTGTACTGCGCAGTGTACGCCCAACCGCAAGATAACCTCGGTGAGTTCGACTTCGAGAAAGCCGAGGCACTCGCAGAGAAGTTCATGAACGCGCCAGCCATGGAGGTGCTGGCCGTAGGGAGTTTTACTGTAGTGAAATTGATAGGATTGAGCAGGCCCATCAACGACGTCTCCCGAAGACCAATTACACGGATGAAGAGATTGCGGCTGGCTATTCAAAGCTGGCTGGTCTATACGGTTTCTACGGCACGTCTGTGGCTATGGAAAAAGAGACTGGCCTCGGGACGGAGGAGCTATACAACTGGCACGTCTACCGATTCCACAAGAGACTAGAATACGTGTCGCACTACGCGGCGGCTAACAAGAAGTACATGGACCAATTTAAACCAAAAGGAAAGTGAAAATTCTTACCATACAAGTAACTGATAGTGTTTTGGCTGATCGTATTCGAATGTTCATCGCGGCCAAAGAGAAGAAGTACAAAGAGATGAGCACTGGAATACCAACTATAAAACGATGAACCGATCCGAAGTACGCGCCTTCATAAAGGCAGGAGTAGACGCCCTTGAGAAAGTTGCAGAGTTCCGTAACGGGATGATCAGTGACTTCAATTCGGAGCCTGGGAAGCCGTATCCTTACGTGTGGATGGAGTCGCTTTCCCGCACGGAGACGGCCGCGCCAATGAAGTTGCAGACATGGAATATTGTTCTGCACATTGCTTTTAAAGATTCGATGGACTCAAAGCCAGCACAGTATGAGGCTCTAAAAGATCAGGCTGACGACATAGCCAGCAAACTATCAGACATCTACGACCGTGGCCTTCGAAGGTCATACCTAGTCACTATGCCATCCAGATCGATCGAGCCATTCCACAAGCGGCACGCCGACGTGCTAACAGGTGTTATCCTATCTTTCGACCTTAACACCCCATCGAATACAGTTTTTTGTGTAGATTTAGAGCCACAATGCTGATATATGGCCAAAGATAAATGGTTCTTATTCCTGACTAGTAAAGGTGAGTTGCGAGCCTTCGCAAGTTTCAGCCTCGATTACGACAACGAAACATTCGGTCCTGTTTCGGATGATACAGGCTATCCGATAACCAATCCTAACGAGATTAATCCTAGAATGCTGGATAAGAATAAACTATATCAAGTACCTGTATCTTTGGATCTTGCCATCACCGGCAAGCCTGGTAGAGAATCTGCAACGTTCAAAAATGCAAAATGGTGAACCTAACCTCCATCCTCAACGAGTACGGAATCTTGGGCGTTAAAGCCATTCAGACCGTATTGAGGCCGGAGTCTGCAACGGGTGATACGGTTCGAAGCATTCGTTTCGAGGTAAAGGTTAAGGACACGGTTCACCAGCTTATCTTTTACGGCCGAAAGTTCTTGAAGGCGGTTGAAACAGGCCGTGGCCCACGTAAGAGCGACGAATACCAGGAGTTCGATAAGTACATGCTACGCTGGATGGCGGCCCGTGGAATAGGCACCGACCTGCCCCAAAAGAAGAAAGAGCAGCTAGCCAAATTCTTGGCCTACAAGATCAACAAGGAAGGGGACGACCTCCACAAGTCAGGCGGCCGCGTCCTATACACCCCGGTAGTCGAAAAGCTAGAGCAGGAGATAACCGACCGCATCACACAAGACTTCATTCAATCGACCATAACCCGAATAAAGAATGGCTTTAACGACAATAACCAGGCCGATCGGGCGTAGGTATTCGGCAGTTGCGAAGACCGCTGCGGTTGACAACAACTTCAACTATGCGCGCTTTACATCAACGGCGCACGGGCTTACCACGGGAGACTTCATACTGGTTCAGAACAGCCCGGTTCCGGCCTACAACGGGATATGGTACGCCGACGTTAACACTTCCAGCGAGTACTTCATAAGGCCGGCAGCAGGTGTCGATTACGTGTCATGGGTTAACGATGCCACGGTAAGCGTGCGAGCCGAGGACCTGGAGCACATGTGGTCCGCCGTCCACCTTCCGATCGTGTACGAGGTTACGAATAGCCTATTCCCGTTCAACACTGCAACAGCACTCTCGATTATATCGATAGACAACAACAATGGGTACGCACGCCTTCGCCTAACAGGTGACTTCTCCGCAACTCCAATGCACCCTCTTGAGTTTATCAGGGTGAATAACGCGACAGACTCAAGACTCAATGGGATATGGCAGGTTCAAAGTATTGACTACCTGGCAAGCCAGGCATACATAACGATCGACCTTGCATACAGCGGATCTTACAACCAGTCCGGCGCTCAGGTCAGAAAGTACTATAGCAACTACGCGCTTATCATACGTGTATACGCTGGCGTCACTGATACCCCGGGTGCAGTAAAGAAGTCGGTAGAGCTTGCAGCGACACTAAAGTACATACCAGACAGCAATAACACGGTGCGATTCTCAATCAGCGAGATCCTTCAGTCGTACGTAAAGCTTCGCAATGGAGTAGGCGACGATATAATGCCGAACAACATTGACTTCTTCACGGAGTTCTACGTCTCATATCAAGAGACATACGACTACTCGTTTGGGTACACCCTGCTTCGTTTTGAAGGAAGCATTGCAAGCGACAGCCCAACATACGTAGGGAAGGCTGTTAACAGCAAACTGCCGTTCGGCAATCCATATTCCGGATACCTTTCAGATTACCTCATGAATACACAGACCGCAAAATTCCTCACGCTGTTCGCTATCCCGACGCTGTTCGCATGCGAAGAGAGTGACCTACCATGTTACCAGGATATATCCTTCATCAGCATAGGCGGCGGCGGAACGCTTCAAAAGGACTTTATTAAAAACGGTGCGGTAGTTCAATCGCTCGAAGAGGACATACCCGAGAAAGGGCCAGGAGTTTACCGAATGCCGCTAAACTCTGACGGCGTGAATGAGTGTTTGTACGACACCATGAACGTGCTTCTGCTTACCACTGAAGATGCACCGGTGTTCGTGCTGAACGATGTGTCAGATCAGAAGGACTTCATGACAGGCAAGGCATGGACAGCAATCCCCGAAGAGGACCGAGCGACTATCCAAATGACACTTCAGTACAGCGACATACTTTATTGGGACGCTGACTTACTTTCAGGCAACTACACACTTAATTGGACGCTCTCTGTACCTGGCAGCGTTAACCCTATAAAGTTCATCGCTGTTGCTTTAGACGCTGATTTGAATGTATTAATCAGCCACGACCTATACACGTTATCAGGATCACCTGAGACGCCTACTGGCAGCCCTTCGCTGTTCTTCCCAGCGTGCAAGTACATAGGCATTCGGGCGGTGATGGCATCCGGAAGCCCTGGCGCATTTACTGTGCATTTAACAGAGTACGGAATAGAAGGGCCGATTAAAACACCTTCATCCGAGATAAAGACAATAAAGATAGATTGCGGGTGCTCCAACCAGGAGATCAAGCTGACCTGGGTTAACAACCTTGGAGGCTGGGAGTACTGGACTTTCAAGGCCGAGAAGGACTATCTAACGGAGGTAGTCAACACCCAGACGTCAGAGAAAAACATACTTCCCGAGTGGCCACAGTCGTACGGATCTACCGCGGACACGTTGCGGTACGAGACAATGCGAACATCGCGCCGGAACATAGTAGTTCGATCGCAGAACGGGTTGACGGAAGACGAGGCGTTCGCTTTGTCCTACATCAAGTCGTCGCCATTGGTACAGATGATCGATGCTGCCGGCCGTCGCACGGTAACGGTTGACACGAACTCCATGCAGATCACCACAGACAACCAGAAGCTTCGCGAGATTGAATTTACCATCACGGAGACGGGCGATATTCCCGCGCAAACAGCGTGATTCTAAAGGTTAACGATACCATACTAGACTTTAACGGGCCTGTCGAAATAGATCGTCAGGCTAAACTTTTTGAGGAAATCGACGAGGCTGTGGGGGATTTCGGATATGCTTCTGAAATGTCAGACAACGGGCACAACAGGAAAGCACTCGGCATGCCAGACCCAGACAGCCTGCTCGGATCGCAGTACATCGCAAACAACGCGGTGCTAATGAACGACGCCGGCACGCAGATACACTTCGGTTCAGTTCGAGTCGAGGGCGTAAAGGAAGGAAAGATCCGGTGGGCATTCATAAGCGGGAATAGCAACTGGTTCTCGTTACTGAAGGGGAGCCTGTCGGAACTACCGATAGCCAAGTACGACACCCTCCAAACGTCAGCAAACGTCATTGCATCGTGGTCAAAGACGTCAGGCCTTGTATACCCATGGGTAGACGCAGGACCTCTTAAAACGCGCCGGTGGAAGTCTGCACGGCCTGAGGACTTCGCCCCTGGGTTATTCCTCCACAACATCTTCCACGACGTATTCATGTACTCCGGGTTGAAGGTGAAAGGCGAGATGATCGACCACCCGCTTTTCAATCAAATCGTTGTTGTAACAAACTCAAAGAGCGATTCAGAAACAGAGGCACGGTCATGCAACGTCAACAAGATCACTGATCAGAACCTGCCGTCCAACCTGTCGTACGTTAAGGTAACCTTCGATAACGACAGCGATTACCCGTACTTCGACGGTGATGCTGACAACTTCGATCTATCACTAAACCTGTACACGGCTGACCTTGAGATGGACCTTAACGTTAAGCTTTCTCTGCAACTAGACGCTGATCACTGGACCTCGATAGTACTTTACAAGAACGGTAACCCCACTACATCACATGTCTCAATCAGCACTACCGACACCAATACTCTCACGACTAACATTCACCTTGTCGCAGGAGACTACATCGAGTGGTACTCCCGCAACCAGGTATCCGGTGGACCATCGGTCAATATTATATCCGGTAACCTTGAGATTACCCCTACGTATATTTTCAAATCGTTTGCAAAAGCGGTGGTCCCGAAGTGGAGTAAACAGCAATTCGTTTCAAACGTTCTTCAGATATTCAACGCGATTCCGTCGTACGACCCGTTCACCAAAACTGTCACGTTCAATCTATTCGACAAGCTGAAGGGTAAGCCATCGATAGACATAAGCCAGTACATCACCGGCCCTGTTGAGGTTGACTTCGTTGACTTCATATCCAACTATGGAAGGTCTAACATATTCAGTTACTCGGAAACCAGCGAGGAGGACACGGAAAGGTATAACGCCGCTACGGATATTAAATACGGGGCCGGCCAGTTGATCGCTCGTAATGACTTCATCCAAGAATCGGACGAGGTTATCAGCAGCGACTTCGCATCACCGATCAGTTACATACACCCGGAGTTTAATTGCTCGATTGATCGTATGGAGCTTATTGAACTTGTCGACGGAGAGATCGACGCAGAGATAGCAACGGTGGAGGACGACGGAACGGGTCTTGCAAAGTTCATGCTGACCGATGCATATGATATATTCAACGTTGGCGAACTGGTTCGTCTTGAGTTTGAAGACACGCAATACAACGGTGAGTATATCATATCGAACACCACGAGCACTTTCCTTAACCTATACGGAGGTGTGTTCTACACGAACAATCCAGGCAAGATTACTCGAATGCGTTACGAGACAACCAGTAGTGACGATGCTTTCATGGTTGTGCACACCGGTCTTCGCGACATAGACGACTTCAGCCTTGAGTCAAACTTCTACCTAGGGACATCTCTACGACTTACCTGGGGGCATTCATATTTCAACATGCTGGCGACTGGTAAGCCGGTAGATACATTTTTCAAACAGGGGCTGTGCTTTGGTCGTGTGAATAATCCGTTGGCATTTCAGAGAACTTTGATAGACGCGTTCTGGCAGCAGTTCTCTCGTGTGTTGAACAACCCGGTGAAGTTGCTATGCCCTGCAAACCTGCCAGAGACGGTAAACGCACGACTCGACTTCCTTGAACCGGTGTCGATCAAGACAAAGGAAAGCAGCAACGAGTACTATATCAACAAGATTGAAGGCTACCAGGGCCAACAGTATCAATGTACGATTGAATTAATCCAACTACCATAATGGCAAAGCGCGAGGAGGAGGTAATATTAAAGCTCGAAGTAGATCAGGCCGGTGCAGAGAAGGAACTACAACGTGTCGAGAGCGCCATTCTGGATAGCCGGAAGGCAATGCAGGATCTTAACAAGTCATTCAAAGAAGGCAAGGTATCTCAGGAAGACTATGTAAAAGAAAGCCTGAAGCTTCAGAGCAACATGAAGCACGAGCAGGAGTTGAAGAGGCAGACGATAAAGCTACTCGACACCGAAAGCAACAGCAGAAACGCAATGCGTGCGAAGGTTGCGCAACTCACGAAGGAGTACAACAACCTAAACATATCCACCAAGGAAGGGCAGAAGCGAGCCGCCGACCTTGAGAAGCAGCTCAAGAAACTGAACGACGAGATCAACGAAGGATCTAAGCGCGCGGGCAACTTTAAAGATAACATTGGTCGGTACACTCAATCTATCGTAGAGGCATCGAAGCAGATCACCATCCACGGCACAAACGTCGGTGGATTGATTAGCACTCTGAAGTCGTTCGCTAACCCGGTTACGGCGGTGATTGCTGGCATCACAGCGTTAACTGCGGCTTACGCTACTTCATCAGTAGGAGCTCGTGACTATGCGAATGCTACCAACCAGATAGGAGCTGCGTTCGAACAGGCCCAGAACAACTACGGTAAGTTCATTCAATCCCAAACAGGTAGCAGCGGACCATCCAGCGGACCGCTTTCAAGGTTGGCATTCTTGGCGAACCAGGCTTTATTCGGTACCGGTGCAGCGAACCAGGCTAAGGCAATAGCCGATGCGAAGGACCGTATCCAGTTGCTTGAGAGGCAGCGCATAGTTGCACAAGGTGAGGCGAAGGAAGCGGAGAGGCTTGCAGAGATAAACCGCCGCGTGCGTGACGATGAGAACAACTCATTTAAAGAACGGCTTGAAGCCATCAGGCTTATAAACGCGCAGCTAGAACGCAGTGCGGCACTTCGAAAGGCCTTGAACAACATCCTGGTTGACGCAGTGAAATATGCTTCTCCTGACTTCGTTAACGACTTCGAGGCGCAGCAAAAGGTACTCGATTTGCAGCGCGAGAACCTGGACATAGCCGAGGAGGTAGAGGGTAAGAAGACCGAGAACCTAATGTCCGAGAAGGCAATACTTGAACTGCAAAGAATTATAGAGGATAACCGGCGTCGTACCGCAAGAGACAGGCAATTCTTTAGAACCGACTCAACTGGGAATATCGATACTACACCAGACAGCACACCACAGGATAATAAGGAAGCGATAAGCACAGAATTGAACAAGCAGGCCGTAATGAAGGCCAGCGCTGACGTGTCTCGTGACGTTACAAATAAAATTATAGCAGATGAGAATAAGCTTAATGAGATTCGAAAGTCGTTTGACAAACAGAGACTTGCGGCTTTAGAGTATACAACAGAGCAGGCGGCTGCGTTATTCTCGGAGGCTTCAGTAGCATATAAGATATTCGCTAGCGCCCAGACGCTTATATCCACTTTTCTTTCTTCACAGAAGGCATTCGAGTCTTTAGTTGGTATACCAATCATAGGTCCTACACTTGCCCAGGCGGCCAGGGTTTTGGCGTATGCCAATGGTATTAAGACGGTTGCACAGATCAACAACGTGAAGTTCGCACGCGGCGGTTACACTGGATCCGGCTTCGGATCGCCTGACAGCACCGGCTACAAACCTGCTGGTGTGGTACACGAGCACGAGTACGTAGTTCCGAAGAGGCTCACCACAAGCGCCACGGCACAGCCACATATTGCGGCTTTGGAGAGCATGAGGCTTAGACCTTATGCTGCTGGCGGACTGGTGACGAACATGGCAACAGGATCGGCCAATGAGGCTTTGACTTCACGTGACGCCTTCCGGAACATACCTACTCCGGTGCTGGACGTTTCAGAGACCATGAAGGTTATGAAGACCATCGAGCAGCGTGAGCGAGTATCTAAACTTAGCCGTAAATGAAGCTGTTGAAATTCTCTCGTAAGTTCTGGCAAGCGGCCGTGGAGTACAAAGGTTCCGAGCCTACCGTGCTTCGTGATTACGACGTTCTTGAGATGGTGAAGGCCGGGAAAAGCTACACGCAAATAGCTATACGTCATCAGATTTCAAAGGACACTATTATCAGAATAGTGAAGAAATACCGGTAGCACACCATGCGGCCGTAACCGCAACTACATTCGTTTTCCTTCCATCTTTGTCAATCATGGAAGGACACATATGGATTAATGACGTCATTGAACGGGATTACCACCTGGAGGTTAAACGCCAGATGGACGCCCTCAAAGGCGCTACATCTTTAGTTGTCCACATCCAATCCCCAGGCGGCAGCGTGGCAGCAGGTTTCAACACCTATCACGTACTCAAAGCCGCAGGCAAACCAATCAAGACCATCATCGAGGGAGAGGCGCAGAGCATCGCGACTTTCATAGCCCTTGCCGGAGACACGGTCGAGATTCGCAACCCGAGCATATTCATGATCCACAACCCGTGGAACGAGATTCAGGGGGACGCCGATTCCCTTGAGGCCGGAGCCAGCGAACTACGAAACCTACAGCGAGACTTGGCAGAAGCGTATTCACGGAAGACGGGAATACCAATTGATCAGATCCAAGCGATGATGAAAAAGGAAACCGTCATGTCTGCGCAACAGGCGGTTCAGATGAAGTTTGCCGACAGGATCGTCGAACCAATCCGGGCCGTAGCGCTCGGTAAATCAAACCACAACATGCACCAAAACAAAGAACTTTCCGCAGTTCGCAAAGCACTTGCGGCCTGCGCCTTCGCCCTGGGATTTGGGCCACAGAACATTGATCTAACCCTCGCAGACGGCAACATTTTGCAAGTTGATGGCGACGGCGATCTGATGGGTAAACCTGCCATGCTTAACGGCGCTCCGGCTCCTGACGGCGTGTATCCGCTAACCGACGGACGGTCTGTAACTGTCGCCGGTGGAGTTGTAACGGAAGTGAAAGAAGCGGCCGCAGCAGCTCCTGCGCCAGCCGCTCCGCCAGCACCGGCACCAGCTCCTGTAGCGCCGCCTGCTCCTTCCGCATTAGAGTCACGCGTACAAGCGCTTGAGAATGAATTGGCATCGGCGAAAGCCGCAGTCGATCAGGAAAAGGCATCTGCCGCGCAAGCATCTAAAGCGAAGGAAGAAGCCGAAGCGAAAGCCACAGCAGCAGAGGAAAAGGTAAAAGCCACAGCACAGGCGTTCTCAACCCTCAAGGCTGAGTTCGACAAGTTCACGGTAGGTAACGCATCACCTCCTTCAGCAGCAGCAACACCGCGTGCCGCAGGTGGTAGCAACGCAGACGCAGCATTTGCCGCTGATCAATGGGCTGAACTACTTGACGAACCGGCAATGCTTGGCGTAAAGAACGCACTGGCAATGAGCCAAAGAAAATAAAAAACTAACCAGTAAAAAATATTACGATGCCTACAGCATTAACCACCGACTTTACATACAACTATAATGGCATTCTGACCACAGAAGTGTTCTTCAAGCCAGTTATAGACGATGCCCCGGCACTGTCCGACATCGCGATTATAGACCCGGGTATTTCATTCCGGAAGATCTATAACGTCGTACCGAACTTGGATAAGATCCTGAAGCCTTACGTTGGTTGCTCTCGCACGTACAACGGTACTGTTGCCATAGGTAACGTTACCCTGGAAGTGAAAGAGTTCGAACTGAACCTGGAATGGTGTAAGGACGACTTCACACAGCAACTAGCGGGCAAGTACAACAACCTCGCTCAGGAGTGGCTGAAGACCGGTATCAATTCATTCGACCCGTCAGGCACCCCGGTTGCCAGAATCATTGATCAGGTGATAGAGACCGGCCTACGCCGTGACATCGCCCGCCGTATCTTCTTCGGTGATCAAGACAGCTCTAGCGCTGATTGGAATACCATCAACGGTATCTGGCCCCGCCTGATCGATAGCTCGGGTGGTTCTAACTACTGCGTGCGCCGCGCTACGGGTACTACCCTTGGCACAGCATCAGTAACACCGGCCAACGCCATGGCAGCGCTGCAAGCTGTTTACGATCAGTCTAGCGACATCCTGAAGTCTAACTTCAGCAAGTTGAAGTTCTACGTAACAGGTTCGATTTACGATGCCTACGTACGTTCACTTCAAGGTATCGGCGCTGGCTTGAGCGAGCAGGCATACACAGCCACAGTAGACGGCGTTAAGCGAGTGACCTTCAACGGCATTCCTTTGATCCCTATCCGTCTGTGGGATGAGTTCCTGAACGATCCTACCAACCCGCTGTACGCCACCTCACGCAACCTGATCCTTTTGACGATCAAAGAAAACCACATCATCGGTGTGGAGAATAGCGCTGACCTGAACAAGGTTGAAGGCTGGTACGAACGGAAAGACCGCAAGTACTACTTCGAAGGTAACATGAAGTTCGGGTACCAGTACCTGCACTGCCAACTGTCAACAATCGCATACTAAACTAGCGAACCAATGGTGTTAAAGAATTGTAAAATCACAGGTGGACTGAACGCCGATTGCGAAGATATTCTTGGAGTGGGGGGCGCTGCCCCTCACTTTTGGGTACTTCAAAGGAGCAGTTTAGACACCCAAATATCCCTGGCGCAGACCGGTGACATCGCCTCTTTGGACTTCGGTCCTTACGGTGGACTCTACCGGTTCGACGGCCAGAAGTACTCGCATACGTTCGGTGATGAACTCGCTGTAACAGGTGGTGGTAACAAGTCGTGGACGCACACGGTCACCGCTAAGGTGCTGGCAAAGTCTACGGCTGACGACGTTACCCTGCAACAGTTGGAGATCGCCCAGGACGTTGTAATAATCATTGAGGACAACAACCAGAACTTCTTCATCCTCGGTGCCGGAAACGGATTGAGCGCGACAGCGGCCACGCAGAACAGCGGGCAGACGTCAGACTCTGACACGACCGACACGGTTACGTTGACCGGTTCAGAGAAGACGAAGAAGCTGCGTTTCCGCCTGCCAGGGGGTTATCAGGCAACTTTAAACTATCTCGAATCGTTTGAATTGTAAGATTTCAATGCCTCAAAAGGTGATCACGGTAGCGGCTAAATGAACCCATACCGCACCCGACACAGTGGTAATTCCTATATGGTGCCTGGAGGTCATTGAGCTTTTTTTGAATACGTGTAGTGTGTATTTATCCAGGAAGCGTCTCGGGAAACTGAGGCGCTTTTTCTTTGTAGATTAGAATTTTATTTGTAGGTTGCATCAGGATAAAAACACACGTATGAGTAAACCTTTTGACCCAATAAAAAAGGCTATGGATGCGGAAGCATTCGAGGCAGGATACCGACAGGGATTCATCGACAGGAATCGTCACAGATCACATCAATACAGCAAGGTTCACAAGCACGATTGTAGCCGATGCGGCAAAACCGGAGTGTCTTTCTGTAGCGTGTACATGTGCGAGGTAATGGAAAAACTTGCTAACCCATGAGTAAGCCCGCCCACACCCGCGAGTCTATCCGGGACACGTTACGTGCATCATCGGAGTGGCACAATGCAGAGAGTGGATCACGTCTCTGGAATATAGCGTTTGGTTTGTACAACGATGCTCACCCGGGCGGAGAGTTGTACACGAAGTGGGGCTGCTCGAAGTGTTTCGCTAAGGTTAAAGAATGGCTTGAAAAATCAGGATCATGATAGTAGGAAAGAGGATACATTTTCAGAATAAATATGGTAACGACTGGCCAATAGAATCTGGATTAGTAATATATGAATATCTATGCGCTGGTGACACATATCTAATTGTTTTGTCAGAAGACGATAAACAAAAGACTGTTCCGGCTAGTTGGATTAAAACTATCTGTGAGCAGGCATGAGGACACTCGACTTCTATCAGGTAACTTATAAGCACGAGCATTACACAGAGTTGTATGATTTCGCTCTGCCATGGTATAATCACAATCTGAACGAGTTCTTCGAGAATTGGGTAATATCATCGCTTGTCCCTACGCTTGAATCAGAATTGATAGGCGTATGCTCCTGGCGTCTGAAGGCAAAGCGTCAGGACTCGATCAGAACTAAGGGCGAGCTGACTGAGGAAGTGTTGCGCACGCTTGACTACGACGTGGCCATACTAACGCCTCGCTCGAACAATCACCGGCCTTTAGAAGCTGCAAAGACATGGCACTACCCGCACTGGACACCGGCTATCGAAAGACTGCGCGACCTGATAAAAATACCACAGGAAGTAACCCACACCATCTATGAGAATCATTTCGTGGCTGATCGTGATCTGTATCAGGACTATGTCCGTCGCTACCTACGTCCTGCGATTGCTTTCATGAAGGAGAACCCGGAGATATTCCGCGCCCCGTCAGGCTACGCTAAGTACAAGACAGAAGGAGAGCGCAAGATCATCAAAGAGAAACTCGGGTTAGACGACTGGCCTATCGGAGTATTCGTACTCGAACGCCTTTTCTCGATATACCTACAGAATGAAAAGAAACACGTAAAGGTAATACCACTATGAAAAGCCCATTCAAAGAAGCAATTGAATCAAAAGCTTTTGACGAAGGCGCTAAGTTTGCGTTGGAATCAATTATTAAAAGAATGCGTCAGTTGCAAAACGAGACAGATAAAAGTACTCCTCATGGTGAAGATAGATTCCGATTGTGGGCTCACATCGATCAGATAATGTGCGGACAGTTGATGCAGTTCAATGGAGGGGAATGGCGCGATGGTATTTGGAGTATCAAAAAAGAAGCGCAAGAATACATTAAAAAACGTAATCAATGAGCGCACTAGTATACCCGAAGTTCATCGGAAGATTAGCGAATAATCTTTTCCAGATCGCCGCCTGCATAGGCTACGCAAAGAAGTACGGCGTAAAGTGGGGGATAAAGAAGGGGTACGTCGAGCAGGGGTTCAACGCTAACCAGGTTGACCGGTTCATGCCGGATCTTCCGTACTGCGGTGGATCGTATCGCAGGTACGCAGAGCACCAGCGGGGCCGCGACGAGACGTGGTTCAACTACCACGAGATACCATTCTTCCCGGAAGGTGTAGAGCTTGTCGGGTTCTTCCAGAGCGAGAAGTACTTCGAGAACGCGAAGGCAGATGTTTACCAAACATTCGCACCTTACATCAGGTGGCGCGAAGATTTAAAAGGGTACTGTTCAATTCACGTTCGCCGTGGTGACTACGTACAACATGCTGGCAGCTTCCCACCGCTTCCACTTGAGTACATTGTAAAGGCAATGATGCACATGTATTGTGATGGAGTGACAAAGTTCCTTGTTTGCTCTGATGATAAGGAATGGTGTAAAGCAAACATTCCATTGTCGGATGTGTACACGGTTAAGTTTAACGGCGGTGTTGACGAATGGGACGACTTCAGCGCACTCGCTTCGTGCGATCATCATATAAACTCGAATAGTACATTCGCATGGTGGTCGAGTTGGATGGGTTGCAATCCGAACAAGACCATAATAACACCATCAGCAGAAACTTGGTTTGGAATTTCTAGCGGCGTGCAACACCCTGTCTACGATTTAATTCCCGAAGGATGGATTCAAATACACACAAGATGATAGAGCCTATATTATATGTATTGACAATTATATCATTCCTAATATTTTATCCTTTTGCTCGTCGTACTGACAGATACATGACAGCTTGGATAATGTATTGGATAACAATGGCGTTGGCGTTAGCATCGATCGTATATCATTTTACACATTAAAAACCAATGGAACTACACAAGATCATTAAGACCATGGCCCGGGAAGCGGACGAGAACTGGGGTAAGCTTTACTACCATGTACTGGCTGGCATTATCAACCGAGAGGGATTCACTACAGGCGCGGAGATAGGCGTTGCGTACGGCGGGCATGCTGACTACATGCTATCGAACTGCCCCGGGTTAAAGAAGCTGTATTGCGTAGATCCGTACACTCCGGACTACAACAGCACGGATGGGTATTCTATTCCTGAAGGATTGAGTAACACACATGCCGGCAAGTTTGGAATCGATGAGTACGAGGAGCTTTACCTGCACGCGCTGCACAGACTACGCAGATTCGGCTACCGTCAGGAGTTGATAAGAATGTCTTCTCACGAAGGATGGGCAGAAGTATTCTTCAATCACGATCACCAATCTACACCGCTTGACTTTGTCTTCATCGACGGCCGTCATACCTTCGGTGATGTTATGGCAGATATAGAATTATGGAGTGATATGGTTCGAAATGGAGGAATAATAGCGGGTCATGACTTTAACCATCCTTCGTATCCAGGAGTAACAAGGGCTGTAGAAGGTTCTTTTCAATTCATTAACCAGGAGGACGGGTACGTATGGTGGTCGATAAAGTAAGCTTGTGTATAACAACGTACAACCGCGTTAGCCTTCTGATGAAGTCTTTCGATAAGGTGTTCAATGATCCTCGTATCGGAGAGATAATAATTTGCGATGATGCTTCAAACGATGATGTAAAGCGTCAACTATGGATGATCTGTTCTGATCT